ATTTCTGTTTGGATTTCTATTTCCAAAATCTCTAATTTACCTAAAATATAATAACTTTCTGATAAATTTGCGTATTCTCTTAAGTCTTCAATCGTTTTTTTGAATTTCATTGTTTTAGTTTTTATGGTTATTAATTTCCTTTAATATTTCTATTTTAGCTTCATTTTTAGCGATGTTAATTTCGGTTACCAATAAATCCAGCTGACTATTGATATACCAATCGTCTTGTAAATTTGCGTATTCTCTTAATTTTTTTATTGATTGCATAATTTTATCTTTTTACACTATGGATCGCCTTAGCATATTGTTTTAGTTCTTTTCTTAGTTCGATCTTACGTAATTTGTTTAACAAATTCTTTTGTATTTTGTTGTAGCTTTCATTTACAGTCATATGTACATTTTCTTTTATATTTTGCATAATTAATAATTTTAATTTGTTTAATTGTTACTGTTACTTTTTTAGTCTTTGCCGTTATCCTATAACTTCTTCATCAAAGATGTATTGTACCTCTCCAGTTATACAGTAGATTGCATTTTCCGAATTCTTATCTCTGTCAACTGCTTTTTTAGCTTCTTCAATGTTTTCAAAATTGCCAATTAAAAAAGTGCCGTTATTTGTTTCCGCTTTTAATTCTAGTAGTTTCATTGTTTTAGTTTTAAAGGGGTTTTTACACCCCTTTGTTAATATTTATCTTAATAAGTTTAAAAGCATCTTAATTTTATCAATATCGGAAGAAATTGAATTTAATGTTTCAATGGAATTATCTATGGTTGTATGCTCGTGATCGAAAATAAAATTAATTTGATTTCTTGCCTCGTCAATATCCCAGTTAATACATTTAATTGATTTGCTAATTTCTGTCTTAATGTTTTGCTTCATATTTTGCATAATTACTCTTTTAAATTGTTATTGTTTATAAATTCGTTTGATAATTCGTTTTGAATGTCAACCCATTCCTGTGATTGATATTTTTTGTAATAATCCATTCTATTTTAGTTTTTAAATTAGTATTATATTATACCATCAAAACCCCGATCAGAATTTGAACGAGGTTAAAATGTATTTTCAATATGTCAAAGAACCACCAAAAAAGGGTCTAAAATTTTACTTACTAAAAAATATCAATCTTAGTATTTTAACCGAACCCAATCGGTAAAAAATAGCTAAAAAATCAACTTTTTTTCAATTAGTATTTTAAAGAACTTACGCAAATCTAAAACAAATAAATTTAATACACAACAAAAAAACAAAAAAAATGTAAAAATAACACAAAAATAATTTTTTAGCGTTTTTTACTACTATATGAAAACTTTAAATTTGACATATAATTTTAAGGTAATGTACACGCACACGAATACAATAATTTTTTCACATACACAAATAAATTTACTATTTATAACCATTCTAAATAAGCTATTTATAACCATTCTAAATAACAAAATTACCCCCATCATATTAAACGACCCCCATCATATTAAACATAGGGCATCATATTAAACATCCCTCCATATTAAACACAACCCATTATATTAAACATAAAGCAAAAAAAAAGCCTAGTTAAAGGCTTTATTTGTTTTTATATCTTATAAATTTATATTAATTTTATTTCATAATTGGAAAATATATCTCCTATTTCCTGTTCTATATTGTCATTTAATTCCTCACAATAAAAACCTCTAATAGAATCTTTGTTGCATTTGTCAAATATAATTTGTACTGATATTGTTGCATTATATTTATCGTAAAGAACTTTTATAATCTCATCTGCTAAATCAAATCTAATTTCTTTTAATTCAGAATCTTGTCCGTAGTTGAAATAGAAATCTAAAAAATTTCCTTTTGTTATTGTTAATTTCATATCTTATAAATTTATATTAATTGTTTTAAGTTCCTTTTTCATTATATCAGTAACCAGAAACTTACTATTGATACCAAACTTTTTACGATGCCTTGTCAAATCATTTGTAAGGATCATCTTATCAATCTTATTATTTGTTTCTGTATAGACTATAAAATCTTTTTTTGTAGTGTAAATCTGTACTGCTTTAAGTATGTTGATATTCATATTATATAGTTTTAATGTTATCGTATTGAAAATTTTATTTGTCCATCTTTTATACATTTATAACCACCATAAACCGATTCCTCTGTTTTTTCCTCTACCTTATCTATCAATTCCCAATGAGAAAAACCTTGATTTCTAGGTATTGGATAATAAAACCTTTCTATACCAATTTCTGCTTTTTGTTTTGCGATCTCTATTATACACCACAGGTGTTTTTTGAAATTAATCTCTTGTTGATTTTTGTTTACTTGAATTTTCATATTATTTAGTTTTTAATAGATAACTTAATTGATATCTGAAGCAAATATACAACTTATTTTTAATTACACAACAAAAAAAATAAAAAACTTTACAATTTAACTTTTTTTATGAATTGCCACCTTATAATACTATTCTAAATTTGTAGCAGAACTTAATAAGGAAATACGTGCATACGTCTACAACAATTTTTTCATATAACAAAATAAATCTACTAATAAATTTTGGTATGAATAATAACGATCTGAACCCCACTATATTAAACATAGGGTTACCCCATTATATTAAACATACCCCATCATATTAAACAAAAAAAGGGAGACAAAATTAATTGACCCCCTTCATATTAAACATTTTATTTTTACACATTTAATCTGTACTCTCTTAAAGAACTACATACTGTTTGTGTAATTTACCTTATCACATAAACTCCAGAGTTTACTCCTTGTACTAAATACATCATACCATAACGGATTGCATCCAAAAAATGATTAAATTTATCTATTGGTGCTTCACCCTTATCTTTCCATACATAGTTGTTTAGCTCTCTTATTATTCCGTGAGAACCCCTATCTACTATTATCTCATAATCCTGCATCAAAGCAATACCTGATAATATACTACCTTTCTTCTTGATCGTAGGCTTTATGTTAAGACCCAATGTTTTTAGTTCTGAGATCAAACGTGGTTCACTATTATCACAGATAATCAAATCCATACCACACTCATTCTTATTCCTTGTAGCTACCTCAGAGGTGTTTAAATGTGCTTTTCCGTAGATTTCCTTAACCCAAACCTTTCTTGCGTGTTTATCTATAGAAATCTTCACAAGTGTCGTTAAATCGGCTGAAAATCCAAAATCTTGACCATAGCAAGTAAGTTCCGTAGGAATAAAGTCTCCAACTCTCCATTTTCTTATAATAGTACCTTCTGCTTTCTCAAGCCAACCTCCTAATATTTGGTGCTGGTATTTATCTGGTCTCTTACGTTTCATCTCGTATATCCTACCTAAGAATGATTCAGATAAATTCTTCTTATTATCTTTGTAAGTTGTATGAACATAAGTAACATCTCCTTTAACCATATTAGAGGCTGCTAATACGTTTTCGTTCTGAAAGAACCTCTGATATATCCAATGCTCTTTAGTTGTTGGATTCAGTATAAGAATAACTCTGTTCTGTTTAGTTTGTGAGCGTATAGAGAAATCAATCTTATCAAAAACACTTTCATCTACAAGTTCCTCTGCTTCATCAACCACAAATGTAGTTATACCATTCAAAGACTTAAGTGCAGCAGTTTGATTACCAGATGATGTTCTAATACCCTTAAATATGATAGAACTACCTGTTTTAAGGTTCATAATTTCATCTTTAGTTATCCTAAAGTCTTCGTGAACACCCATTAGGTTAATTTTCTCAATAAACTCAGGTATAATAGATGTATGTGCTGAAATCATCGTATAACGAGAGAATAATATCTTATGTCCTACCTCATAAGTAAGATTTAGCAAGAAAACATTGATTCCAAACGATTTTCCACTACCCCTACCTCCTGTAACAACAAAATACCTACTCTCATTCTTGAAAATAGGTATATATTTCTCGTGTATGTCTATCTTACTCATCTTTTGGTGTTACGTCTATAATCTTCTCCTTAATCTTCTTACCTTCAACACTATCTCCAAAGAAATTGATCACAGGTGCTTGAACTTTGTTGCTAACAGTCTCTTTATCGTCTCCATAAGCAAAATCCATAAGTAATTTCATATGATTATAGCTACCTTCTTCTGCTTTTTTAGCTAAGCTCTCAAAAGCGTTTACTTCGCTCCCAAATACGTTCTTAATAGCTTTTTTAGCATATTGCTTCTTCCTATTCTTCTTAGCAGTATTCATTGCAGGTTTGTTAGACCTCTCTTTATCTGGTACAGGTAGCTTGGGAATAGATTTCTTTCTACTATTCCCTTTTCTACCATCTGTTGGCTTAATCTCTTGTGAATTACTCATATTATGATAACTAAAGTGTTGTTATTTTGTTTTTTAGCTATAGTAGTAATAGTTGTCTTGCTGACCTCTTTCTGCTTCATAATAGTTCTTAGTAATTTGTATTTCATACTCCAATAA